TTATTCGCAGGGTAATTAGATACCACGTATTCAAGCCATTTGTGACATTTTTTGTTACATACAAATTACATTTAAACTGCTTTTTCCTGCGACACATAATTTACAATTTAGTCATATTCCTTCATTAATAATGATGTTTCCCCGCTCTCCACAGATAAAAAACTTTACCTGCTCCAGCATCAGGATCGTTGATGTATGCCTTGGCAAATTTTACATACTGCGCAACATCTTCTCCCCAGAGATTAGAATAATCGCTATGCAGCATATTCATTAAATAATACCAGTCATACTTATTGGCATGTACACCGTTCTGATCCATGACACGGGTAGTTTCTTCTACTGTCCAATGTTCTCCGGTAGTACCGTCAACATTTTTCATTTCCGAAACGGCCTTTTTAGCAAGGTGTTCATCAAAGTGCGGACCATAAGCTATACAATGAATTTTCATCATTATAGCTTCGTAATCTTCCTCGTCGATGACTTTGATTTTTTCTAATGCACAGCAAACAATATCATCAACCTGTTCTTCTTTTAATTTGTCACCGTCAATATGCTCTGCATAATGATCGTACTTATGCATTATCTTCACCGTCCTTCTTTTTAGGTTTTTCCGAAAGATTTTCAAGCACTTTCTTTGCAACCTTTTTAGCTATTTCCTGACCTTCTCTGCTTGAAAGGAAGGCTATTGTAAAGCCAATCAATAAATTGCCCATTGCCAACGCCTCATTTCTTTAAAGTAATAGACGATGGAGTAACTGTAGGCGGCGTAATTTGTGGCCATACAAAAGCTGTGCAGCAAAGATTATTACTGCGAACCACTGCTAAGGGCGGTTCTGTCATCACACGCAAATTATAAATTTTTCTGCTGCGGATTTGATCTGCTCTTACTCCGTCACCGCAACGGTTAATCATTTGAATTACTGTACCACCTGTGCCGTTTAAAATAACTACCGGCAGTGTATCAGCACCTGCAGGGATTGCCTGGGCAATTAACAAACAAATCTTTTCATTATTATTTATTGTCATCGCAGGAATTGTAATTTGCAATTCATTAGCAGCAACGGCCACTTCAGTACTGGCAACTAAATTAGGACATACTTTACATCCATTATTTCCACACATATTATCATCTCCTATAAAAAAATAGGGCGGATTTCTCCGCCCTGTATCACGTCTTACGACGGAGCCTTACTTTTAAAACCCTTTAAACCATGTTGCAACCGCCGTTCAGGCTATTAATGCCCAAACCATTGATAATGCCGGCATTCGGGCAAACTGCACCGATACCAGTAACATCCGGTTTCGGAAGCATACGGCAAGAGATAGAAGCCAGTTGAGCTTCTACAGCGTTGAATTTAGCATCACTGTATACACGGTTTTCCAGAACGACATTTTTCGTACGTTCCTGAGCAAGTTGATCACGCAGGTTTTGATACTCATAAAAGTCAATCTTCGTACCGAGTGCAGAGAAGCCAGCCATAGTTTGCTCTTGGGTTTGACGAGCAGTATTCTCAATCAAATATTGAGTACGTGCGCTGTCGATGATCCCCTGTTTTTCTACCTGGCAATTAGATACAGCATTGCAACCATACGCAGGAACAGCACCGTTATTGTTCCAACCACCACGATTGCCTAAAAAAGCAGCAAACAGGATAATCAAAAAGATAGCAATCCCCCAAGTATTAAAACCGCCATAATATTTTTCGTCCATCTGCAAACAACTCCTTTCTTGATATTTTATTTATCACATCAGCGTTTAAGCTGTTGTAACCCTGCACGTAACCTTGCTAAATTATCATTTGGCTGTTGCCCTTGATTAATATCGGGCTGAACAGTTCCACCGGTTCCCTGTAAATCACCTACTATATTTTTTACTTTGTTAAGATCTACACCAGCAGCCTTAGCAATAAATCCAGCCATAGGATTATTTAAATATCCATTGACCTTAGTAACAATGTCTGAACTAACACCATTCTTAGCCAAAGCGTTTAGCGCATCACCCTTACTATTGACCTTGTTCGCTACATTCATCGCCGTCGCCCATGCTTCCGCAAGGCGGTTCGTGTCCTGCTGGTTTAGTCTCAGCATTTGTGCTACAGCTTGTGGATTGATCATTTTTAAGCACCTCGATTTCACGCTTCATATTCTGCATTTCTTTCAGCATATCTGCCATAAGTTCCGTTTGCTCCTGCATCTGCTGTTCTGGTGTTTTAGGTTGGGTAATTACTTTAAGTTCAACAAGCTTGTTATAATATTCATTACTGATTTTTTCTAACTCATCATACGCACTTTGAGTAACTCCAACCTTCTGCCTATTCCCATAAAAATCAACCTGAATAATATTTGTTCCATCTACAATGCAAGTCATCGTTTGTGGATATGTAGTAAGTACAGAACTGCTTGTAATTCCTAAATTCATATTGCCACTCATAGTCTTGCCTCCGTTCATTTATCTTAACTATATTATCCGTTAAATCAGCTCTTATAATCCGTCAACATTCCCTCATAATTCCCTAATATGGACATAAAAAATAAGGCAGCCACAACTATTATGTGACTGCCTTTAATGCTCTCTTAACTGAATTATACGCCTGCTGCAAATCTCTTTCGACCGTTTGCACTGACGTATCTATTTTCATTGCTATTTGATAATTTTTAAGATCGTGAATAAACTTGAGTTCTATAATTTCTATTTGCCGCGGCGTTAGTTTGGCTTCTGAAATGATTGCTTCAAATTCCTTTCGTGTGGACTGCGAAAGCCAATCTCTTGCCTGCAAACGGCAAGTATCCATATAATCACCTGCTCGCTGCTATCGTTCCTACTAATATCCCTCCTGCAAATCCCCAAAAGGCCTTCTGCCTCTGCTTTAATTCACTTTTGGACTTCTCCTGTTTTATTTGAACGCTCAACGTCTTTAAGGATTTGTTTTGCTCTGCTATTGTTTTTTTGGAGCTCGATAACGATTCCTGTGCAAGCATTAGCTCGCTCCTTATCTTCTGATAAGATAAACGCTGCTCTTCGATTAGCTTCTTCAGCTCGTTCGAGTTCATCTGCTGCAGTTCCAACGTGTTCGATAGCCCTATCAACAGATTTTCCTGTCTGTTTATTATCGTCTGCAATTCGTTGAACTGTTCCCTGGACATCGTTATTGTTTCCGGAAGTTCCTCCGCAAAACAATTTAAAGAAAATGATAAGCATAGCAATAAGGGCAAAACTAATAACAAGATACTTGCTATACCTGATTTGTTTTTCTTCATTCACTTTCTGCCCTTCTTTCAAATTAAATTCTATTTCATTATCATTAAGATAGTTCTGTTTTCAATATAATCAACCTGTGCGCCGTTTTCTATACTCCCACTTATATTTCCTAGTGTTTTAGAGATAAAGCAACGCACAGGCTAATTCTGTGGCTGGGTTTTATATTACAGATTGTAATAAGTAATGCACCCTACCAGAATCGCAAGAGCAATACCAGCCCAAATCAAAATACGCTGTTTTTCCATATTAGTCACCTCCTTATACAATTTTTACCAATTATGATGCCACCAAATAGCCTTGCCACGAATAACATCACCACCGGGCTTTAGTGCTCCATCGCCAGGCAAATCAGGCAACTTCCACAGATCCCAACGCTCAAAGGTCGTTGCCGGTCCGTAGTCGTCTAAATCAGCAGCTTCTGCATGGGTCATTACGGTATCGGCATTAATGTCCAAGCCAATCTCCTCGCACAGTACAGCTACAACTTTTGCTATACTGTCTATTTGCATTGCTGTTGGCGGTACATTCCCAAAATCCACACTGCCATCGGCGTAAGCCACAGCATCAGCGCAGCACGCCAAAGCAACGCCCACAGCCCTGCTGTTACGATGCCAGGTGTGATTCTTGTGCTCCGTCAAATCATCAGTCGTCGCCATAATTGCACCATCGCAATCAATATTGAGGTGGTAGTCACCATAAAACTGGTGATAATGACCAGCCGACCAATGCAGATAAATCTTATCAATATTACCTCTAGCCCTTGCTGCTAACTGACGTAGCTCATCTAAAGTGATTCTTTTTGTCACCATTATTCTCTGCCTCCTGTTCAAATTTATCAGGGACACCGTCCCCATCTTTATCTACTAAGCTTGTGGCGATAAAGGTCACAAATGCAACCATAGCCGGGCCTATAACCTCACGTATCAGGGCCAGCAAATCAGACATAACAATCTTGTCCTGCCATAGCCACATCCACATCCATGCAGCGTAATAAGTCAGTATCAACAAAACGACTGCAATAAAATAGCCTACAATGACAGCCATTATTTTGGGCGACATTGAGGCTACTTTATTTCTGGCACTCACTATTAAGTTTTTTATTTTCTCAAGCATAAATATCACTTATCCTTACATGAACAGTTATTACATTTGTTTTCTACCAGCAATAACCGTTCGCCAACTTCGTCAATCCTGTTATGTGCAGATTTTGCCTTCTGATCAATCTCAGCAAATTTTATCTTTAACTCTGTTGTACGTTCTTGCTCCCTATTAATAGTCTTCGCCAAAGCGTCAACAGTCTTTTGAAGGTTCTCTATCGCTGTAGACAAAGGATTTATTATCCAAATCTTAAATACAAAACCTACTATGCCAAATAAAAAGCTAAAGATTGTTATCGAGGCCATTGCCATTTCAACCATCTTTGCACCGCCTAATCTAATATAATAGCGTCCAAATCCTCTTTGCTTAAAGCTGCCTCTACTTGTGCCTGTTTAATCCATCCTTGCTGCTTGCAAGCACCTATATGAGACGATAAATCAGCACACCAGGTATATACCTGAGCAGCGTTAAGATACTGTATTGTTTTTTCAGTTTCTCCTTCTTTATAGCCCCGGACCGGACATCCCAAAGGATATTCGTTTGCGAAACGTTCTGTGCTGACATTCAGTGCAATTCCCTGCATTGTTAATTGAGTATCCTTATCACTGTCATAAGTAACAGGACTACCAGTGCATTCAGATATAAAACCGTTTGTTATTTTTGCTTCTGTCCAAGCATTTACTTTATTCAGTTTTGCTGTTTTTAGTTCTTCAAACGTCGGATGTATATATTCGCGTGTTGCTTTAGCGGATATATAGGTATCAATTTCATTGATTTTATCTACAATAGCAGCAATAGGCTTGTCGCAAAAATCACCATTTATAATAGCGTGGCTCTGCTGGTCGTCATAGATTACCTCGATTAATGTTACCTTATCAGCCTGTAAACTGCCGCCATCGAGGATAAAGTTATCTGGGCTATCTTTATACATCTTATCTCCATTGATTACTAAGATTTCGTTGTTTAAAAATTGAAAACATTTCATAAGTTATCAATCCTTTTTTTTAATTTTCTGTCGGCGCTGTCAATAGATACTGTGCGCGAGTGGGTGCCGGCAGTATCAGTACTACCTGTGCCATTAATTATATTGCCACCACGTCCAACCTTGCCATTATCAGTTTTATAATTCGCATTTTGTTTAGCACCCCCGCTATGATTATGATTACCGTCGGTACTACAGGTAGCACTGTGCCCATGATCAGGCAGTTCTCCAACAGTGGTCAAGCGCATAATAATATACCGCTTATCTGTGGAAAAGGGCCTCTTAAGCTATCCTACACCACATGAAAACTGACATATATGGTTGCATAATATTATGGGGTATATTACTACCAGTATTAGATATTACGATAGTATGAAAATGACTGCCTGCACTATTAGTAGTAGCATAATGTGTAATACCACCGTTGGTAGCACGGGCATAAACAGTACCGCTGTCACCGCCCATGTGCATAGGCAAGTCGTGATTATGATTACCGTCGGTACTACAGGTAGCACTGTGCCCATGATTAGGCATTTCTTCAACAGTGGTCTGGTGTTCGTATTCACCACCAGTGCTACCAGCTTTGTATTCTACACCCCATTCTGATGTTCCCTGTGCGAGTAATACGCGTCCCGCCGGCATTGCCTCCCATATACCGCCAAAAAGATCTGCAGGCGAGGTCGAATTTACAGACATATAGATACTGCCTACCGGATAAATTAAATCAATTAACCTTTGCATTGGTACTAATGCCTCTATAGCCTCTTTAGTCTTTAACGGTGTCATTGCTTTAGTATCAGATTCACCAGCGATAGCTTCCTCTGTTGTCGCTATACCGGTAATACCGGCTAACCCTTCTAAGCTATCAGCAATACCCTGCGCTCTATCAGCCTGCTCTGTAGCTGTGGTTGCTGAGCTAGAAGCGCTATTAGCACTTGCTGCTGCAGCTTCTTTTGAAGTTTGCGCAGCCTCCATACTAGCCGCAGCGCTTGAAGCAGATTGAGCCGCAGCATTTTTAGAAGCCTCGGCAGCAGCTACTTTACTATCTATTTCAGCAGTAATATTCTCAACTGTTTTCTGTGCAGCCTCTTCCGCCGCAGTAGTCGCAGCTTCAACAGCGGTATTTTTAGCAGCAACAGCTTCATCCTTTATTGACGTAGTCTCATTTACTGCAGCATCTTTTATAGCGGTCAGCTCTTCGATTGCAGTATTTTTAATATTTGTTGTTTCGTTAATGGCGCTCTCTTTGACCTGTTTCGTTTGCTCTAATACATCTTTAGCTAAAGGTAACACCCTCGCCGGGTCCTCCGTCAGCACAAGCCCATCACCAGCATCATTGATTCTAAAACTCATTCCAGCCTTTACCGGAAAAGTATTATTAAAATTATTTACATCAACCCCAGCAGATAATGTCCTATTCAATTTTTCATTTAATTGCTGACATATAAAAGTTAGATCGTCAAAAGACAATTCAATATTCTCTGCAAAAAACGGGCCTTGATTAACCAGGTTCATTAGCTGATACAATGGCAGCTCACGATAAATAGTTATTTTATGTCCATCAGGCAGCGGATCGCCATTAGCTGGATAAGTAACTGTTTTAGCTTCAAGATCAACAGAAAAATTCTTCGTTTCTACGGCAACGCTATCATCACCTGTAATATATACTTTTATATATTCAGGATGATCCGTCATCTGAAATGTTATTGGGAATTTCGTTGTCGCTCCATTACCAACATAAATATCTTTAACTGTCGTATTCTGTACAGTCATATGCTCACCCCCTATATTTTTGCTGAGGCCGGAGCATCTTTAACTACAGTAGCATTTAACATACTGGCTATAGTTGATGCTATCTTTAACTTCTCGTCCAAAGATGCAGCCTTCTTCTGCTCCTCCAACAGTAAATTTATTTGGTCTTGTATGATAGCCTCTTTATCCATAATTTCACTCCTGTTCCAAATAAAAAAGCGCCTACCGAAGTAAGCGCTTTCTATTAAGTTCTACCTAACTTATGATATTATTTTAACTCTGTTTAAAGGGTATTTTGTCGGATACATTTTAAAATTTTTCTTTCTGACACAAATTATAATAAGTTTTTAAGATATCCTCCTCTGATATGCCAAGCTTTTCCAGCTTTTCTTCTAATTGTCCCTGCTCTTTAGAATAAAGCCGTACTAAATATACAAGCTCCGAAACAGCTGCATTATCATCACATAACCGGTCTATACCATTAAGCAAATCATCTAACCTATCATTATACATAGTCCAATCATCAAGATAGTATTTTACATTATTCGACGAAACCTCCATTTTGGAATCACCGCTTTCATTTATATATTTCTCTTTAAACTCGCTCTGTGACATATTTTTTACTGCGTGTATAAATCTGGCGACGGCTTCTGCCTTATCGTCAGGACACGACGACCTGTTCTCGTTCATGGTATATCCTCCTTGATATACCAGCCGAAAACTGCTATACTATTGTTATCAGCTTCGGCTGGTGGTTGAAACACTCGCTATACTTTCCACGGTCGGCGGGTGTTTCTTATTTTTTATATTACGCTCCTACTTTTTTATTATCAATAATACTTTGTATTACTGGAATGACCTTCCTATAATATCTAAATGTTTCTACCTGTTTTTGACAATGGCGTGATTTGTCATAAAAATATTTGCCATATTCGGCAGTTTTTAAATTATGCTGGTTAGCAATCCTGCCAACCATATTACCACTGATTCCAAGTTCTCTGCCGACCTCATCAGCAGATAAAGTATTTTCGTTTATAGACTGCATCGGTAGTAATGGTACGCCGCTCAAAACCTCTGCTGCTTTCTGCTGGCAGATATGCTTATATTCTAGCAGATCAGTCATTTGAGCAACTTTAAGGAATGTCGATGCAACTCTTGCCCTGCTGTTATTTAAGCGAGCTTCTACTTCTTTGGCCTTCATATCCTGATTTACAGAATACGATCCAGTTTTGCGAATCGTAGGAAGTATTTCGCTTGTTACCCAGCGTTTGAATTGTTTTGTGGCAGGTAGTTTACTAGATAGAATCAATGAGTATAATCCGCTTTCGTTAATAAGTGTAGCCCCACGTTGCCCAAAACTCGACGACGTTTTGTCGTTGAGTTTTTTATCTTCTTCATCAACATGCATTGAAATGGCTTTGTTTAAATCGCTATATCCAAGAATCCCCGCAACATCTTTACCTACAAACCAAGGCTCATTATTTCTTTCAATTACTCTAACTTTACCAAAAGCTTCGTTTTCAAAAATCTTCATTTCGTTTTTCATAAAAATATGCCTCCCATTTTATCTAGTCATCATATTTCCCAAACGGAAGCCAATTTCATAATTATCATATGAAGTTAATTTTACATCGTTAATTGCACGAATATTACTGAATATCTGTAACCCCAGCTCATTAAGAGTTTTCGCAAAACAACGAGATTTTTCAGAAGTATTACAACGGTTATATAAATTTAATACTTCATGCAAAGCAATCAGCTTGCCTTCTAAATCCTTTATCTTCTTCTGCAGCTCTATATTCATAGGCGCATTAACAAGCATGGGTCTTTGTGGTTCACACGACGATTTTACTGGGAACAATTCAGCAGGTGTAAATTTTCGATTTCTCGCTTCGTATATCTTTCTAACTCCACTTTCGGTAAGCACTATTAAGGCAGCGATTGTAGACTTGATTTTATTCTCTCTGCGGTACTCGAATAAGTCATGTCCACGCAAGAAGTAAAAATCTACATTCTCTGTCATAAACCACGGTCTACGAATATAATTTTGAATCGCCGACGCATCAACATTTAAAATCATAGCTACGTCTAACTTAGTTAACACCGGTACGCCTTTCCAGTATTTTATCGTAGGCTTATAAGGTTCCTCAATAAGTGTTTGCTGCTTAACGTCATACTTTCCAGTCTTTCGTATAGCTGGGATAACATCATGCGTTACCCAACGTTTAAACGCTTTAGCTTGGGGTTTACGGCTGCTCAAAACTAAATTGTATAATCCAAACTCATTGACAGCGAGTAAGTTTTGATTCCCGCCAAGGGTATAACTTGAAATTATACCCTTTTCATCATCATCCAATCGCTGTACAGACTTGCTAACATTCTGCAAATCTAAAGCCTTACATATGTCCGTAGCAACAAATAAAATCTCGTTTTCTTGTTGAACGGTTCTTATTTTCCCAAACACATCATTTTCAAAAATTTGTAAATTCATTATCATAACATTCCTTTCAAAGTCCCAAAAGAAATGATATAATGTATTTATCATCCTTTTGGGTGGTGTTATAAGGTATTGCCTCTTGTTTTAGCGGACAGGGCGATACCTTATTCTTTTTGTAGCAGAAGCTTAATCCCTCTTCTAACTGTTTCAGCTTTAGTTATATTATTTTTTTTTGAATATTTTTCTAAAGCATCATTAGTGTTTTTATCGACCCTCACTTTCAGATCAATATCTTTAGGATTATCTGCTTTTGGTCTGCCAATTCTTGGACTCATTATTTCACCTCCTTTTTTGAGTTCCATAATATCATTGTATTTTAGTGAACTCAAAAAGTCAAGTGTTATTTTCAATAATTTATAAATGTGATATAATTGTGACAAGAAAGGAGCATTATTTATGAAAAAAATTACACTTGTTATTTTTGCTTTTATCTTTTTATCTATTTTCAATTTATCTGCCAAAGTTATTGCTGCTGGTAGCACCAATGTAGATGACTTATTCTTGATCAATTGCGGGCCGTTACAAGCAGAAAAATATACCACTATTAACGATGCTTCACGCATTTTAGGCGAAATCCTGACAGAAAATTATATTTATAGTGACGGTGTTGCCAGAAGTAGTGAAGCAACTATATTATTTGAAAATGGTATTATAACTTTAAATTATAATGATAAGCCAACTATAAACAAAGATGACTATGGTAAAATATATAAAATTATTTGTACTAAGCCCAACGTATCAACTATAAGAGGAATATCAATTGGCTCTTCAGAAAATTTAATTGTTTCTAAATACGGAACTCCGGGAACCATTATTAAAAACACTAAAGCAGAATATAACGGAATTGTATCCTATTGGTATGCCTATCATAATAAATATAATCCGATTTGGGCATTATTTTTTGGGATAAATTCAAAAGGTCAAACTTCTGCTATAGGTTTTACCGGCAGCGTAAAAGGAATATAGCCAATAACTTAATTGTGCGAAATAATAAAAGAAGGGTTATTATGAAAAAAACAATTTTATTATTTTTAATTCTTGTATTTTCTTTAATCACAAATTTATGTGCTGCCAACAACTTAGATCCAGCTCGCTGGAGCTGGGTAGATTCAGATAACCAATTTGGTTATTTTATAGATAGAGGAACAATCACATTTGACGATACAAAAGCAACCGCCTGGGTCGCAAGAGTAGAACCTTCTGAAAATAAACAGATTTTAATACAAACTACTTTTTTTACAAAAGATTTTTCCTTAGTAAATTTGTACATTATTGCCTATAAAAATGGTCAAATAGAAGATTCTTATAAACCACTTTATAAAATAAAACCTATTATTCCAGGATCTATAGGTGAAGAATTATTTTTTCACCTATTAAATTTAATTGGTGACGGCAACGGAAAATATATAGGCATATAAAACAAATCAAATATTAAAGGAGAAGAATTAATGTTTAAAAGGATTCTAATAATTTCAATAATTTCTATTTTATGGTGTTCAAGTATAGCGTTTGCATATGTTTTTGGTGGATCTAATTTAAGTTTGTCAATGTATCCAGAATTCAATTCATATTTACCTTACAATCCGAGCAAATATGAAGTTGAACTTTATGTCGAAGAAGCAAAGAAATATGTAGAAAACTGTAACAATGATATCCAGCGTATTCAAGAAGCACAAGCTGCGGCTATCCGTGAAGCAAATGACGCAATTTATAGATACAACAATGGATTCTGAGAAAATATAAACCCCCTCAAATTTGAGGGGGTATTTTTATTTTACCGTTCCTTTTTCGGCCTACGTCTAAAGATGTCGCCAACTTCCGGCTCCATATCATTGAACAAGATATCATATCCGTTAAAGAATAATTTGTTTAATTGTGCAGGCACGCCTAATGCTGTTCCAACAAATGTAGCAGTAGGCTCAACCAATTCGTCATAATCTGCTTTGTCCTGGTAAACCTTTTGCACCTTACCGGCGGCACGTTCCATTTGCTCTATCGTGCCTTGTACCGCAGTCATTCTATACCCGTAAGTCTGCATTCCTAAAGCCCTGCTCCAGATAGCATTACCAACCTGCCCAACCGGTCCAGCTAAACTCATAGGGTAAGTAAGCAGTTCTTTTGATATCTTTTGATATTCATCCTTATCTTCTTCAAATGGATCTTCGGCCGATAACATCAAGTTTATAAAAGCAAACATTACAAACTTAGCTCCTACAAACGAAGTAAGACGCATTATGTCTTTTTCTTTTAAGAAGATATTATACTCTCTGGCCCACTGATTATATTGTGTATTGAAGAAGCCTTGGAAGGTAGTAAACAGTTTAAGCATAGGTCCGCCACGCAAAAGCGGTGCAACCTCCGTAACTCTGCTGCTGCCAAGTGTACGTCTAATAACCGTATTGGCAAAGTCCACAGCTTCTGCTTCGCCTGCACCAGCCCTGATTTTCTTGCCATACGCCTGCATCCATACTGGAATAGCAGAAAGATTATCAGTAGCGACCAGCAATCTTGTGCCAAATTCAACAGCTTTCTTTTCTATAGGATTCAGGCTTTCCATTTCTTTCATATCCCGCAGGGAAATATCAGGAAGCACAGACCTTTCTTTCATCCAAGGGGATTTACTGTAAACAAATTCCTTAGCCGATTTATAGCCCTCTGCAAGTTGCATATTCATACTGTAATTGCTCACAGCGGCAACGACATCACTATATCCAAAACCATCTACAGCATTACCATAAAGCAAGGGATTACCCAAGTTCTGAACGGCAGTTTTAAGGTTAAGCATAATAGCAGCATTTACAGTACGAGCCCTAAGCCAGTTAGCAACACTGCCCATCCAGCTTTCACCAACAGAGCCGCTGTTAGTACCTTGAGGATTTGCCGCACGTTCAAGATATTCTTTAAAGGCGGAGAAATCGGCCAAGCCTAATTTTTCTTTAATCAGAGTATACATTTCCTGATCGTTCATAATTTTGCGGAAATCGCCCATAACCTCACGGAAACACAGATCATGTATCGCATCCATAGCAACATTAAACTCTGCTCCACGTTTTAGATTAACAGGATATTTAGCCTTAACACGTTCTTTTAAATGACCTCGTCTAGTGCTCATTGTTCTAATATTGCGTCCTTGTCTGGGGTCAGTATCAGAAATAACTTCTTGCCCAGCGTGTTTAGAACCAGTATCACCATCACGCATCAGCGGGAAATAACCGCCACGCATAACAACAGTCTTGCCGTCTGATAACGTCAGCTCTACAGGCGACGCTTCTACTTTCTTAGGACTAAAACCTGTCCAACGAGTTTCAAGAGCTTCCATTTCAGACCAGTACATCTCTGCAATATCTATCTTAGCCTGTGCATATTTTATATCCGCTTCAGTAAGATTACGCCCTAAGAAATCAAGCAAATTGATTTTAGTCTGCACGATATCGCCATCTACCCACAAAGCAGAACTTTCAAAACCTACCGGTCTAGTGCTGCACAATACTCTGGCACTGCTCTCGTTTCCTAAATTCATAAGCATTTTTACTAAAACGTGCTTATCTACAGAAGTACCTAGCTCGTCATATTTTTCCTGATAATCGGCTGCCTTTTCTGCAGCTTTATCCGGCAGCCATTCCCTGTAAGCCTGCGCTGTTTTTTCCTCATATTCTAAAATTTTTCTTGTTTCATTATCGGCCGCTTCTCGAATAGCTGCGCCAAAATGTTTGCTGAAAAATCCATACTGCCAGTCGTCCATCATTTCAAAAAGATTGTCCGTACTGCGCAAAGATGCTTTTAGCTTCTCCATTACTGTAGGCTGCTGTGCAACGCCAACCTGCGGTTTCCAGATAGTTTTCAGCTTATTAAGTGTTTCCTGTGCTTCAGCTTTAAATTCAGCATAGGTAGCACCTTTCTGTAAAGCATTGATACTCATTTCCTGTTTAGCGATCGCTTTGATATTTTTAAGCGCATTTACTACATCTTCAAGCTGGCTTGCCGTCATACGTTCACGAGGATTTGTAATGCTAACATCCTCATCCATTATCCAATCAGCAACTGCAACATTGTCATAAAGATCATCCATATCATTCAGATAGTCTGATAAAGTTTCTGTCTTTTCAAAATCAGAATAATCTTTACGCTTATAACCGAACCTTTCCATAATTGCTGCTGCTTGAATAAAGTTTCTTTCATTACCCCACGTTTCCCTTTTAGCTTTAGCCTGCTTCCTGAAATAATTCTGCCACTTAGCATACTGATTACGCAGTCTTACGCTTTCAACTACACAAGCATGATTAAACGCCTGGACGTTTTTATATCGGACCGCAGCAGAATAATCATCATTTTCCAATGCCACAGCAGCTTTAGCCGCAGCGTTTCTTTCGGCAGTAATATACTTTTGGGTATTCAAAGCCTCCTTTAATTTCACTCTGTTCTGCAGGTCCATCTGTGCCTGGATTTTAGCCGTTTGCCTGCGTGCAACAGCAAGTTTTCTAAGAGTTTCAGCATCACGCTGACCCTTCAACAAACCTTGTGCTTTATCCTCAATAAGCTGTGCTTCTGTATTTATCAAAAGACCGCTCTCGTCATTATACATAGCATCACGTGCAGCTTCTTCAGCAAGCCCTCTCTCTTTATAAATATCAGGGAAGGCGTCTTGCACAATTTCATCAATATGTCTGTTAACCGCACCATTAAAAGATGGTTCTGACATAATCGTTTTAGCCAGCTCGTCACCGGAAGTAAAACCATTAGCTTCAGCTATCATATCAAAAGTTGCCATTTTACTTTCATCAAAATTACCTTCTAAATATCTGTTAGCTATGCCCTTAGCCGTTTTTAAATCAGATGCAATATCAAGTATCTGCTCCGAAGCCATATATAACGGCTGTTTTGCAATCGCTTCTTTAACCTGCGGCTCTACATCTTCACGATATTTTTGAATCCGGTCTTTACGCTCCTGATTGAAATTAACAAGGCTTTCTTTTGTTAATAACTGTACTGCCTTATTGTGAGCTTTAGCAGCAAAATTACGCAGCATTTGCTTACGTGGTTCTGAAAGTGCATCTAACACAACATCTGGCAAAGCAGAAAAATAACCGTCAATACGCTCCATTTCTGATATTTGCTCTTCACTTGCCAGCATCCTGTCAAAAACCTGCCTTACTTCATCGTTGATTGGAACAGCATTTTTACTGCGCTTATCCGAAAAAACGGCGTTATAAACAGCAAGCAGCCATTTTTTGAACCTGTTAAATACCGGCTGCAGCTCTTTTGAGGGCGCCTTGCCTTCAAGCATATAAGTTTCTGCGGCCTCTGCCCAGCGTTCATGTGCTGATGTTTTTTCTTCCTGTGACAAGCTATCCCAGTCTTTAGTGACACCGGCATAATCAAGCATAGTCTGGCGGTCTTTTTTCATCTGCTCTGTAGCATTAGGGAGTGCCCCTTCACGCATGAGGTTCTCAATAAAGTAATGGCCTACAGCTTCATGAATAACAGTACTCATATCAGCACCTTCAAACAGGCTGATAATTGCTTTGCCTTCTTCGTCCCAGGTGATAGAACCTTTTTTATCGTTATTAACTTTTTGATTATAACTGTTTATTATTTTTATTGCCTGATCGTCAAAAATTACATATGATTCTCCATCTACCATTCCAACATATTTAATGCCTTTTATCCCTAATTTATTTAAATGTTCAGATGCTGCTCTGGCTGGATTTTCTGCCCCCCTCCTTTTCATTTCAAACATTAATTCTTTATAAAAGCTTCTGCCGCTATTCGCACTCCCACCAATTCTTTCTAATTCAGCTTTAATAATCTCGCGTACTTTAGGCGGTTGCTTTTCAATAGATTTATTTTCATCAAGTAATACATCATTTTCAGGGATTTCAACCTCAACTAGAGAGCCTTCGCCAGTATATGTATCACGGCGTCCTTTCAATCTATCCCTATACCGTTTAGCAGTATTTTTGCTGAAAGCAAAATACAAACCCCATCCATGGGCCTGTATACCTGTTCCTGTACCAACAGATCCCAAATCAAATTTTTCAAATTTATGTGGGCTTCCGTGAAAAGCTGTCTGGTAGTATCCCTGCATTTCTTCTCGTCTCTTGCGAAGTGCATTTTCATCTGGTATACTATTATTAAGAAGACTGCCAAGGTTGTTGCCTTTGCTAGCGGAATCGCTGCTAGGAGATTGTAACAAATTGTCAGTCTTAACAAAACCGCTATCTGTTGAAAACGGCATGAGCCATTCGGGCTTCTCGTTTTCAATCAGTTTAGCGGTTTTTTCTTTATTGATGTATCTTAATTTTCCGTTTTCAATTTGCTTAGCAAACCATTCATAGCGTGGTTCGCCTGTCTTATTGTCAGTCTTACCATATGCGCTTATAATTTCGTTCATAACATATTTATTGCTTTTATTATCTACTTCAAGCTCAAAAGGCACTACAATGGTTGCTCCATTTTTAGATTTTAAATCTAGAGCAACTATTTTTCTTTTTGCACCATTCTTACCATCATAGGTATCAAATATCATTAAGGGATCAGTTAATGCCCTAGGTATCTGCTTCACTATATCAGCAGACATATCACTTTTATGTTTTCCATTTAAAACTTTATCAAGATTTTCAACAGACATATCTACCGGCAATATTTTAGCACCAGCAACTTCTAACGCAAGAGGTGTCTGCATTACTCTAATAGTTTTATCTACCAATTTTCCTGATATAAACTTATCAATATTAGCAGCGAAGTTATTTTCATCCTCAAGCAATTTTTCGTTAGCGCTTTTAGTTTGCATATACCGGCCATTAGGAGTGCTGACAACTCGTTTGAAGCTTAAAGGGTTATCTCTGAAATACTGCATAGGGTCATCAGGATTAGCAATCATAGCACGGCTGGTTAAAATAGCCAGGACGTCACCTGTTTCCTTTTGATTTAGTCCCGCTTCGGTCAATTCATTTCTAAAAGTATCAACTGCAGTTCTAAATTCCTCGTCGTTCTCCAACGCTTTTTTATAAGCGCTTTGGAGAGCTTTTTTATTTCTGGCGCGTTCTTCTGTATAACCGCCCTGTTCAAAAGCTACGTTATTGCTTACAGCCTGGAAAAAGCCAGGATTTTGAGCCTCTGCCGCACAATACGTACCCATTGGCATTTCAATATCCTCACCACGAACAGCAGCCGCCTGCAGTTCAGAAACCTCTATACCAAAGGTATCTTTTACATCCAGGTTAGGATTTGCCTGCGCATATGTAAAAAGGGTTTCAGCATCTACATAAGCCTTTTCTTCTGTCGTTTGGTTCAGTACTAGTTTGCTGGCAGTAATATCTACGTCCTTACTGTTTTTCATCGTTTCCGCAGTAAGTACAGCCTGCTCCTGCATAACTCTATTTGCATTACGGTCTACGGCAATGCTTACCGAACCTCCAAGCCCACCAAACACCGCACCAATAGCACCGGAATAAGCGCCTCTTTTAGTGATTTCTCCAAACTCCTGATAAAATTTAAGTATTTGCTCTTGAGTGGAAAGATTCGCATTTTTAGCCCATATTTCAGCAGCAGCATCCGGGTATTCCTGAATCCATTCAGTAATGCCTTCTGTCAATGCAGTTTTAAAAACTTCTTTGGCCTTACCACCCATAGTTGCGATTTTAGCGGCTCTTGCTCCTGCTCCCATGACTTTGCCCAAGCCCACTTTTTCAAGAGCAGACTGTGCAACAGCGTTTAACGACGCCGCAGCTCTAGCTCTGTCATTAGATACCCCAGCTTCAGTAAGATCTAAATATTGGCCGCCTGCAATCTGACTGCCCATAAAAGCAGCAGCACTCCAGCCGCCTGTACTGATTGCAACGCCGACCTGTGCCGCTAATTGTGGTGCATTCTGCAGTAAGTCATAATAAAACTGGCCTGCCGCAGTTTCAGCCTTTACTTCTTCCGACTTAAATATTTCACTGCCACCAATACGTTTGGCTTCTGTACCAATAGTTTTTAGCTTATCTCCACCGACAGCATACAAAAGCCGTCCTATTGTATCTGCGCTAAAAACCTTGGATTCCGTTGTCAAGTCAACATCTTTTTTATCTGCACCCAAATCAGCAAGCAGTGCAACTGCACCATAACCGCTGCGAGCAACATTCTTAAAACCATTTTTCAGCGCTGTAATACTTTTCCAGTTATTTTCTTGCTCGCCCCAAAATTCTGCAGCTTTAGTACCGGCAATGCTCATAAGCACAGGGTCTTTTAACGCCTCTGCTGTTCTTGGTGCGATCTTCTCATATTTATTCCAGTCATAATCAAAGTTTTTATGTAAATAATAATCAGGATTACGAGCTGCCATTTGAAGCGATATATTATTTGCATTAGCTCCTTGTAATGCTTTAGTCTTTAAATCGTCTGGTATAAACTTTCCTGCCGCTGCTACATCGTACAATACAGACCTTGCCATATTACCACTCCTCGTTAATTTCTCCTCTTAATGCCGCTAAGTGACGTTGTTTGATAGATTCAATAGCATCACTGAAATTCATTGCCGCTAAACCAGTACGCTCACTGGCTCCCCAATCACTGAACCAAGGAGCACTTTCATTTTGCTGTACTGCGGTTTCATTCTGCTGTGGCATCTCCAGTAAATGCGGAGCTGCATCTACACCATTGCTCAAAGCTATAGCAGCAATCTGCTTATTGAGCTCCTGGATATCCATAGGCCTATTTTCTTCTGCAACTTTTTTCAATGCCGATACTTGATATAAATCATTAGGGTTTATAGCTCCAAAAAATGTTTTTGCACTTCCCAAATCAATATTATTGCCGTTACGTTTTTGATAAATATCTATATAAGGGGAAAGATTAGGTGAAAGGCTACTCTTTAAAGAGCCCCATTCAAGTTGCTTACTGTTAAAGCTTTTATAAATAGCACGATTTTTAAACGCCTCTTTTAGAACTTCGTTCCCTGTCGCAAATCTTGCATCAGGGTCAGTAATATCTTGCAATGCATTATCCAGAAAAGCCTGCAAATCTCCGCGTTCCACTTTATCATCAATAGTTTCATCAATTATAATAGCTAAACGTTTATCAACATCCTTATTTCTTGGATCTTGATTTCTAGCAAAAGCCAATAACCTGCTTCTATCTGCTTCACCCAAGACTGTTGCGTTTTGGTTGATTAATGATACTGCTTCGGCTGGTGTTACAGTGCTATTCGTAATTGCATCCTTGATTGATTTATAAATGCCACTATTAGATACCGCAGCGGCAGCTTTTGTCTGAATGCCTATTAAATCATCACCGAATTTTAATAGCGTCCGTTCTACATCTGCATCTCCACCAGAAGCACTAAAAACCATATTTCTCATATCCTGCGAATCAATAATACCTGTTTTAAAATTGTCCCATAATCTTTGTTCTATATTTTTTATGATCATATTTTGCTGATTAGCTTTAATAGCATCATTAATATTTTTCTGTTGCACATAATTGTTCCAGGCCTTCTGCCTATCTTCCAACGTAGGCGCATCGCTTATCGGATGAGCAAAACCTAAAACTTTATAATGATCTAAATCCAAAGCAGCAACTCCATGCGTACCGCTTTGAATTACTTTTCCTGTAGAAGCATCATAAACCCCTACATGATCGCTGTCGTCATTATCTTCCCAATCCCAATAAACAATATCACCATTTCGAAGCTGATTCCGTTGGGTAAAAAATACTCCATTGTCCTTTGCATCTTCCATATTGGTTGGCGCCCACGTATTTCCTTCTTTAGCTCCAGCAGATCTCAACCATCTATTGATACTAATAGTGCAAGTATTCTCACCATAATTATTACCTATATCTGCACTAGCTGCTTTTACAATCGCCTTACCATCAACCTCTGTTTTAAAATTATCGCCAAAGATATAATCACGTGCAGCGCCTTCATCCTCACCAAAAGTAGCATAAAGGTTCTGTCCCATGTTAAACTGCCGTTCTTCTTGTTTACGAGCATAAACATTTTTAGCATAGGCACTCGTTACGCCCGGATCCATATAAGGACCATATTTTTCAACATAAGCTTCGGCCGTATTTATATCGCCATTAGCATAACTTCTGTCTATCAACGCCTGACCTAATACTCCAGTCCATTTTCTATACTCTAAATCAAGCCTTTCTCTTCCATATGTTCCATATCTGGAATTTATGGCGTAATCAATTTCTTTTTGTACATCGGCTATAACTGCAGGGTCATTAGGAGATAAAACAGCCTTTTGAACAGAACTATTTATAGAATTAGCAAAAGTAGTATTCTGCCAGGCTTCAAACTGCTGCGCTCTGTATTGCCCCAAAACTCTGCGATTAGCATTATCAGTTTGCTGGGTGCTGTAATCAAATAACATAGCACCTTTGCCGTACTTTACGCTTTGAGGACTTTGAGCCATAAGTTCGCTGCGGATCTTTCTTTCACCAACTTCATACTCACCGACAATGTCAAGAGCGCCTTTTTCTTTTTTCTGCATCAACTGCATTCTTAGATCGTTAGTACGTTTTACATACTCATTATTAGCCTGCAGAACGTCGGTTCTTATGATCTGCTCTCTTACCTGCTCAACACCGGCCTGAATAATTCTACCGGTCTGGGATGATTCTCTTGCAACAGCCTGCTGACCGCTGTTATCATAGCGGACATTAGATACTTTACTTGCCGGTGCTCCTAACTGCGCACCTACTTGAAAAATGTCGATTGCCATATTCTAGCCTCCTTTTGGATATAGAAAAAGCGCTTTAACAAATTGTTAAGCGCTTAAAGGTGTGTTATAATGTTGTCCGAGATAGTTTAACTATGTTGGCTTATCAGTCCGTAACTGATTGGTGGTGATCCTATGAGCATATATCAAGCATTATCCCTAATGATAGCGTTTGGTATTCTCGTGGCTACCATTATTCTTGCCGTAAAATAGCAAGAAAATAAGCCCAACGTAAGGTCGCGGGCTCGTTTTCAATCACATTCTTGTTACGAGATGAGCTAACGCTACCACACGTTAAACTATCTCTTTTCACATTTTACAATTATGAGGGAGAGCCAGCGTGCGACCACTGACTATCTCTTTTCGTTTATTATATAATACATTTCGTACTAATGCAACACTCTCTTACCACTCTCTTGGTACTCTTTTCTTAAATCCAGTTATAACCTGTGCTTGTACCATAAGTAGTTTTCCACTTACTAGAATCATAACCGCCTAAAGATATATTACCACTATTACCCCATCCATACCCGTCACTTCCTTTTCCATACGAGGAAGCACCTTGCTTTCCTGCGCTCTTAGGACTGTATAAACTACCTGCAAGGGATAACCCACTCATAAGCATATTATTCATAAGTGCACGCTTACCGGCTTTACGGTAATTACGTGCATTTTGATTATAGATATCACGTTGATTAACAAGGTCAGTAGACTGCTGAAAAATATTCTCAACGCCTTGCCTTGAGTTATAGCGTTCAATAGCAAGCTCTGTTTCCATATTATACGCACTGTCAGCTAAAGCGTTTGCCGCACTGCCTGAAGCTGTTATACCGGAAGCGCCTATGTTAGCCCTCTGCTGGCTTAACATAGCGTTCATACGCCGGCGTTTATTTTCTTCGTTGATAGTATTTGACTTAGACTGTTCTTCGGCCTGTGCCTGCAGTTTATCTGCGTTCTGATTCGCTATCTGAGCATTTACCTCTGCCTGTTGAGCGGCAGCGTTATATTGCTGCTGCTGCGCTCTGCCCGAAATAAAGCCACCCAAAAGAGTGGCGCCTATTGTTGCCGCTACGCCCATTATTCATCATCCTTTCTAAACTCAAAAAAGTGATGCGGCAGATTATAAACTCCATGCGGCGCTGGTTCATGTATTTCTGCGCCAAGCCATTTAAGCCAACGCATTATATTATCATTTCCAACGTTGACCCAGTTATATAACCTGTCGTATCTCTTTAAAAGCCCTCTTACAGCCTTTTTAGTCTGCCTTCCGACAAATACCTTATGGTTCTCCGTTTCCTTCGTCATAAGCAGCCATACGCGCCCCTCGTCGCTCATTATCGAAGCTTTTCTCACTCCATATACAGCAGCAGGTACGCCGTTAATATGCAGGCAGCCGATTTCATCACTGTGCTTCAATCCATCTAAAATATCATCAAGAGCGTTAGGGCCAATAGCACAAAATAGTTCACTGTAATTATCTGGTTTAAGATTAGCCGCTATATACTCAGCATCTGCCCTTGTGGGCTTTACAAATTCATACTTTGCCATAATACACCTTATCCTTCTATTTCCGGAATCAAAGATAATACAGTCATTGGCAGCGGATCAGGCTGTTTAATTATTATCTGCTGAGTTTCATCATAAGTAGCAGACTTGATCGTTACTTTAAACTTACCTGTTTGTAAACCAATCGGTTCCCCATAGTCTTCATTACTGCGCCATTTAAATTCATCTAACTCATTCTCCTTCATTCCAAACAATCCACCACGGCTATCTTTAAGTAATAATGTAACTGTAGCAATTCGTTTCTTCCGACTTAAATATGTGCCATCTTGAGCTGTAAAATCTATAGGCAGTGTTTTTATTTCCGCATCTATAGGCAGCCCTACATGAACCTTCTTGTATTTATTTCCAAGAAGAACCTTACCGTTTTCTACAGTTTGCTGAGGAAGTACGTTTCCATCAGCCAATATAGCCACAGTATACCCTTCTAAATGCTCAAGACCTGATATTTCATCGGTCGGCTCTCCTTCATAGGTTATACCACTGTCTACGAAAAACTGATCCTCTACGTTAGTACTTTTATCACGGCTTTCCATTATTTCCACATAATACTGCCCGCCACGCTCAATTACTGCATATAACTTATCTTCTGTTGCTCCTCCAATATTACATACACTAACAAACTTCCCGCCTGCCGTGGTATGTTGGTGCCATGCGTAGATATCCTGTTCCTTTATGTAGGTAAGCCCTAACAGCAAACCATCATCACGCACACACCAAACAATACTGTTAGGTATCTGCTGATAGGTCATAGATATTATTTTATGCCCTTCAAACAAGTGTGAAGCCAATAAATTTAAATCATCACCGGTATATTTATCAACATCATAGCTGTAAGCAAGGTCACGTATGATATTGCCTTGGTGCTGCACATAAATAATCCTGCTGCCGATAGTGACAGGATTAACATCTGACACTCCCCTATATTCCTGTGGTTGGCTTAAAACATTGCTTCCTGTAATGGCTTTGCCGCCGCCACTTACTTTAAATTCTCCGCCGGCTGTTAACAGCAGCATTTCACCAAAAGCTATAATTGCCTTAATGCCATTCATTTGTCCACCGTTTAAAGTGGCCGTAATTCCATCATCATCGGCAGATGGAATGCTTGTTCCAAAGTTATAATAGTCTCCTGTTTTACTTGTCCAGAATGTCTGCGGAAATCCTTTACTTCCCGCAAAGACTAACCGGTCTTCATAAAAGCCTGTTGCAGAAGGATACCCTTTTTCACCATTCCAAGCAGCAAAAGCAAAATCACGGGTTTCATCTGTAGAAGCCAACTGTTTTTTTACAGTCCCTTTCACTACTGTAGGACTGACATATTCAGTGATCAATACATGGCCCGTATAATCTCCGCCGATGCTTTGAATGGTTATATAGCCTCTCTGCTTCTCATTTTCACCGCTCCAAACGCCTGTATTAAATTCAGTAGAAGTAACTCTGTAACTAGCAATACTTTCAGACGTGTTCTCCTCAGTCAAGCTATAATTCTGGCTTCTGTTCCCACTCTGTGTTCTTACATTTACCCATTGCAAAGAAACAGGATCATATTTTTCCAAACTAAAATTACCATCCCAAAAACCAAAACTTTCTACATAGACATTGGATTTCGGTAATACACTAACCTGCAAATTTCCGCCCGTACTGCTTGGTGTCCCCTTTTTATAATCTGTTTCTAAAAAGTGAGTTAGGGAAAAAAGACTCCCTTCATCACTTTTAGCAAAAATATCATCAGAAGCCGTCAAGGTTATATCACCATATACATCAGATGCTTCTACTGTTGTGTTATCACCAAGAGATAATACATAAGATATTTTTACCCATCCACTATTTCCAGCTGAACCATTATTGTTTCTTGATGCACCAACTCCCCCTAGTCCACCATTCCCATAAGATGTTGCAGCAGTTCCATTTCTTTGATGTCCGTAACCTTCACTATCTAAATAATAATAAGCACATCCACCACCGGTACCACCTCTTGCCAAAACATTTTCTACACTAGAAGCTTCTCCGTCTCCACCAAAGACACTAGAAACGTCTTTTGAATTATCGGTGTTTTTCCCTACTAATCCACCTGATCCGCCTCGACCAACCTTAATTTTTAGCGAACTAACGCCACTTACCTTCATTGTAGTAACAATAAGTTCTCCTCTGCCACCATTGGCTCCAGTTTTAGAGGCAAACATACCTCCGCCACCACCTCCACCGCCGCCTGCTCCTGCAATTTCTAGACTTATATTTTTAGCGTTAGATGGTATATCTGCTACATACGATCCAGGGACCGTCCACGCTTGTGTTTTTATACTTACACTTGCTTCACTATACTTTGAAGCATCAAACGGTCCGCCTGTAATATCCATTGCCTCAAAGCGCCAATCTAAATTGCCATATCTTGTAAGTGTCATTGGTGCATGTGCAGGATGAACAATGAAAAGCACATCAGCACTCTGTGTATATTTTATTTTTGCAGCATCTTCTAAATCTTTATCAGCAAAAAAGTTTTCTATGCTATATGGTGTGCCATCTTCTTTAACAACAATACCACCATCTGTATAAAACTGGCATCTGCCAGCAGTAATTTCAACAATATAATTTTGATCTGTGCTGTACATAAATGGTATTAGCACAGCCTTTTTATTATTATAAGTCTGCGCTATAAACTTAAAGCCTGGTCTATTAGCAGCGCCACCATAACGCAGAACGAAAAAATTTCTTAAAACAGCAGCTCCGCTGTCATATTTAGCAATATCAGTACGTCCATACATAGACGGCGACAATTCACCGCCGGCAAAACTTGATTTTAATTGATAGAGTGCCATAATTATGCCCCCGTAAATCTTGCTGCCGCTAATCTGTCAATGTGCGGATCCAGCAAATGTTCTTCATCAGCGTCAGTAGAGCTGGCTTCTGCAAAATAAGCGTTATAAGCCTGGATACACATCTGCGTTAAATCCAATTTGCCAGTCAACGCATAAGCAATTTCTGCAGCGAGCTTCCATCCAAACGCTTCTACAAATTGAGCATCATATAAATCTGCGTCAGTAACATCTACAGTGTATTCAATCCAGGCATTGCCGATATTAGTATAAATAGCTTTCCCCTGTTTATCCGAAACGATTTTATATTGGTTATCCCTCGGCAAGCCACAAAAATGTTCATTATACATCATTCTCAGGCATACTGCATCAGCAGGATAACGATATGCATACTTCCAGTTAGGAGGCACATCTTGAAGAGCAGCTAACTGTACACTTCTTGTAGCAAATGTCCAGGGGAATTTCCTTAACACGGCCTGTCTAACATAGTCATAGCAGCGACGGCATACTCGTGCCGGCTCGCTGGCTTCGTCAAGTCGTTCTATTGTAGCTACGCCTATATGATTAAGTGCAATATTACAAATCTCAACCTTATCCATAATTTCACCTCTGTTATAAAGAAAGCCGGGGACATATGCCCCCGGCTGATTTAATCTTGCGCCAGTGCCACTAATTCATTAATAATAGCTTCCCTGGATTTCTGACTTGTTTTTATTCCCTGTTCTTTGGCCAATTCTTTTAAATCATTAAAGTTCATTGCTTCATATTGGAGATAACGCGGATCGTCATTACCGGAAGATACTGCTGCTGGTTTATTAAGTTTCACAAAATGTTCAGGAACCTTAATATTATCTGCAAGCGTTACAATATCATCACGTCTATACATACGACCCAAAGTAAAACAATTACGCTTTACTTTGTAAGTAGCCATTATAAAGTTACCTGGATGCCGTCAGTCATATAAGCAAAGACCTTGCCGCCCACAGCCTCACTAGCGGTGTAAACCAATCTAATATAACGATTACCATATTTGATTGGAGAAAAGAATTGTGCCACAGTACAAGCCCTTGTTTGAATCAGAGAATCAGGTACACTTACCTCAACCTCATCAGCAGGACTATCAAACCCCTCAGTTGCAGCAGATTGTACTTTAACCTTAGTAATCTTGCCGGAAGTCATTGGTGTGGTCAGTTTTACGTCAAAGTACAGCGGATGCATAAACCCGCCTGTACTTCCTAAATCAATAACACTGCTGTTTGCGTCTGTGCCGGTAACGGCCTGATTCTCAGACAGCAATAATTGAGCATCAATACGTGCCATTTTATATTCCTCCTTTTTAAACAAGCTGAGATTCAGTATTCAGAATAGCTGCGCAACGCTGGAACGGAACGCCCCAGAAATTAACAACAGGTTTTCCTTCAACTGTATCAATAGACAGCATAGTATTTTTGTCATTACGTGCAGCCTTAGCCATAAAAGCCTCAAACTGCTTATTGCAGAAGATCTGCAAATTGACATTATCAGGATTTTCAATCTGATAATAACCCTCGATCAATTTGTCGAAGATTGTAGTAGTAGCAGGATCTTTTAAATCAATATTGGCCAAACGCACAACATAACGAGGATCTTTAACTGCAAGTCCCATGGACCAATTATATTTATTGGTATGAGCAAAGAATACCTCGCCTTTATCGTTCGTTACTTTTTGTTTACCCAAATACTCATGAGTAAAGCCTGCGGTGTCGCCTTCCGGGAACAAACCGTATACTTGCTGCTCTCCGAAGCCTACAAACCATACAGAAGTCAGGTTATCGCCTGTACCACCACAGTCGATGATTTGATCTGCCCAAATATCTTCTTGGTTTGTCTTACTATAAAAATAAGCACCTAAACCAGTGAATCCTGCAGGATTGATCTTCTCATCGCCATAAAAAAGCGTAGTCGCCATTTCTTGGTTCATTGCTTCAAGAAAGGCAGCATTCTCACTCAACATCCAAGAAGCCTGCATATTATTCTTTCGTGCAAGTTTTTCATCGATTTCAGCCAGCGCTTCCATCTCGCCGCAAGTAAAAGATACTTGCTTAGTTTTAGACTTGCTCGGCTTAGTCCCTCGATTAATCATTCTCCACGCTACATCCGGCAAAGAATAACGTAATGTAGCTAGTTCAGAATCCTTAGAGTTACACATTTTGAACTTCATAATTCTTAAAATCTTATTCGTTTTGCTTTGCAGTTCAATAATTCTTTGATACTTTTTGTCGAACCCTTGACGAGACGCAAAGTCTTGAAGGGTTGCGAAACCTGTTAAATCTGGCATTATTTACCACTCCTCGTATTTTTATTTGAACCCGCCGCCGGGGAAAAACAAATCGGCGGTGGTCGGTTCCTTAGACTTAGGCGCTTGCCCATCAGGTGGCTGGTCTTCCATAAGCAAGCCTCCAATGTTTTGCAGCATTTTTTGTATTGCCGGATGATTGGCCACACCTGTATTTACAAGTACCTGCATAGCCTCACCACCGCCAAAAGTATTAACAGCTAATTTAGCAGCAGCAATGTTCTCACGAGAAATAAGCCCCTGCTTTTGGCATTCAGCAGTCCAACCGTCTACAATTTCCTCCTGCTTATGCATAACGTCTAAAACTACTTTGCTATGCAAATCAATCAGCTTAGTAGCCTGCTCCTGAGTAAGCTTTGCGTCTTTAGCAATCGCTGTAAAATCAGCTTCCAGTTCAGGCGAAAGTTCCAGCCCTTCCTGTAGGTTGAACTCATATTTGTCAGGAACAACAGGCTCTTGCACAGGATCATCAAATACATTTTTAGGTGTAGTTACAGGATCACCGTCACCTGCAGGCGTTGGCTCTCCACTCGGCTCAACTTCCGGAGCAGGTTCTGTTACAAACGGATCACCGGAAGGAGCAGGTTCACCGCCTCCACCAGCACCATCTGCTTCGAAAAACATTTGTGTAAACTTATTCATGTTTTACCTCCGCTATGTCGTTATCTACTTTAAAAAGGTCATCGTCCTCTAAATCAGGAGGGTGTCTAGCGCTCTCCGCTTCATTACGCATCAGCATCTCTAAAGAATGCCCATCGTTCAGCATCCGGATATTCTTTAACAAATCAACGCCTACAGCACGTTTACCTGATAAGAAAGCATTGAAGTATGGCTCAGCTGAAAAAACCGCTGTTTCAACCTCTGTGCTTTCCAAAATGGCATAAATAAAACGCCGTCCGTTCTCGGTCCGCATAATAACGTCCAAGTCGTCCAGCGCTTGTTGTGCAAGCATATTCATTTTTTTGTTTTTCATTAAATCCCGCCTCCCAGAAGTTGATCTAATGCATTGCCACCATTAGCAGGGGTTTCACTCATCAACCTCGCCGCATCAGCATAATCCCTAACAGCAGGCGCAGCAGCAGCCATCTGTTCAGCTTGCATTTGTTCCTGCTGTGCCTGAGCACGTTGTTTGCGAAGTTCAGCTACTTCGTTTTCATCACGCACTATCTTTTCTTTGACGCCAGTAGATTCTGCGAAACCTCGTACAGCTTCATCAAGATTGATGATATCAAGCACTTCAGGCTGAGCAGCAGCAAGATTACCAACAAATCCAACTGTACGCTCAATAGCAGGTATTTCAACCATTTTCTGGGCTTGGGCCAAGATAGAAATAAAGGATACTTTTAATTCGCTTTTGTCAATTTCCTCCGGCATAGGCGGAAACAACCCATGTCTCAAACAAATATCAAAAGTGCGAAGCGTCATAGGTTCTAAAACCTCATTGTGCATTTGCTCAAGTACCGGGGACAACATCAGGAGCTTTTCTTCATGCCGCTCTGCAATCTCACGCGCAGTCATTTGAGGTCCATCCTGAGATGTAATCATCATAAACAAATCATTATAGAACGTTTCAGATATCGACTGCCGTTTCTCCAGAGACAATGCTCCTATGCCTTCATAAGCCTTTACTCTTGGGTCTACAAGTGGATAAGCCTGCTGTACAGTTCCATCAGGATAAAAATTTAGTCCTCCTGGCATTCTGTCAAGCTTCTTCATTGAAGCAGGAAATGCCATCGCCGGATCTGCAGCATTATCAATAGCCCTAAGTTTATTCTTCTCAATCTTCTGCAGCTGCATACAATCGCCCAGAGCATTATGACCAGGTCCAGAGCCATATACACCATTTGCAATCAAGGTCCAGCGTGGCATGAGGAACGGGCATTCCCTAAACCCTGATATCTTCAGGAATTTATCATTAGCACCTTTTTCATAGTGATACGAGCGCCAGGGGAAATTTCCTAAAGCCAATTTGTTAGGATCATAATCATCATTACGCTCTATAAGCATTTCAATATCAAAGTATGTTGTGATATTTCCGTCATTATAAGCAGATTTCACGCTTTCCGATACGTTATCAATACCATATTCTTTAACGATTTGGTCTGCGCTTAATCTGAAGCGTCTAGCGAACGTATAAACTCTTCCCCTTGCATCTACACCACCAGCATATTCACCGCAGGTGTACGGCCTCATCCATATGCCATAATTGTAGTCTTCCAGCATCAGAGAAGCCCCTGTACCAAATTGAGCCATTTCAGCCTCAATCTGCTGCAGCATATTATAAGCATTGCTCTTAGAATAAATGCTGCTCATAATCTCCTGGCAATCATCTAACCACATCCTTACAGCGTGGTAATTAGCTTTTTCTTCATCTTGCAGACCAAGCTCAAACCAAGGCCTTGACGGCGATGTCAACCCGCTGTGGATACCAGCTGCACATTTACCAACTGCTTTTTGGGGATGTGGGTCTATAAGGTATTCGTCACGTCTATGCCCTTCTGTGCTTTGGATATCTTCTTCAAACCTGCCCCTTGTCGGATTTATATAGCGGCTTAGCATCCTCCACGTTGGTTCATATTGGCTGCGCAATGTATAAAGCTGGGAGATAGTATGTTGTTTTCGTCTTAATTTATCGCTGTCAAACAGCATATCTTTGATATCCATAATCATTCTCCCAACAACATTTTCTTGACACTATCAGAAGTAAGCTGCCCACCAGTCTTATTGGTATAGCTTCTTCCACGAGCTTTAGAGAGTTTTTCAAGCAGGCTTTGTCTCTCTCCCTCTGTCGCGCTATCAATAGTGGCCGCTGCTGTACTGCCAGGTGCGCTTTGTTTTATAGGCTCAACACTGCCACCTCCACCGCCGCCACCGTGTAACTGCATCATAATCTTATGCATAGTCTCACCTCCCTTCACATCCCGGCAAACGGATCATACGACTTTTGTCTATTATAAAATTGTGCTTCTGTTATCGCCTGTTCTCTGCTTACAACAGATTGAGCAAAAGTTAAAGCTAGTGCGTCTGCTCTATTAGGAGAGGGGACACCTCGCTTTTTCATAGCTTCTTTACTTTCAAGTTGTATTAACCCGCTAGTATTAGGTACTGTTTCAGGACCCGTTAAATCATCTGCTAAAGTCTGGTCATCCTCTGGTATAACCCCGCCTTCTTTCAACCAATCTTTCATATTAGCCCACATCTCAGCACGTTTATTTTTGCAGTCTTGCCTGTTTGACTTCCCACCAAAAGCAATCAGTGTCCACGATCTGCCCCATGCGTCACCAGCGCTCTTGATTCCTGTACCATAGCCTAGATCAATAAACACCGCATCAGCCTTGTATTCGTCCTCGAATCTGGCTAATATGCCTGCTATTTCAATGTCGTTATCGTTCTTAGTAGTCGCAAGCAGCTTTTTCGTGAATAGCCCTTGCCTAAGATAAATAACTGTTTCGTCTCCTCCTGTCCATGCAGGATCACAGGCTATAATCACAGGAGCAAATCTAAATTGCTTTTCTTGTAACGTCCTACGTCTTGCTTCATCAACTAAGGCGGTACTAATAAATTGTTTCTCACTAGCAGAAGGGAATTCGCCCTTCACGCGAATTTTAAAAAAGTCACTATCCTCGCCGTATTGCACCCGCCAACCCTCAAGTTCAGCCTTGTTACTTATCTTAACAGTTCGGCTATCAATTTGTTTACGGTTCCATAAACTTCTGTTTTTATGAAAGCAAGCATGAAAACGGCCACTACTCTGAGTAGGATTTCCAAACACACACCAAATGATTTCCGTATCAGCATCTGTCATTGCACCTTCAGCTACTTCCCAAATGATATCCGATATCTCAGAAGCTTCATCGAATATAACCAGAGTTCGCTTGCCTTGGTTATGTAAGCCCGCAAACGCTGCAGGGTTACTATCATTCCATGGTATTGCATCTATACGCCATGTCTTTTCATGACCTTCTTGGTTAGAATAAATGCTTGTTGCTGAATAAGTGAATAAATCTCTTGCTACAAACAAGTAATACCATTTAGCTAACTCTGCCCAGGTTTTTGTCTTGAGTTGTGTATCTGTATTCGCCGTAACAACGCCCTTTGTATCTTCATGTGTCGATATAGCCCACAGAATAATCCATGCCACCATAGCAGACTTACCAATACCATGTCCGGATGCAACGGCTTCACGGATAACCTGATCTGGCGTTTTTAATCCTTCTTTGATATCGTTCAGCAGTTCTATCTGCCATTCATCAGGTCCTTCTTTGTCTTCAAGTTGAGTATTCGGTTCTCCCCACGGGAATGCAAGCCGTACGAACTCCAAAGGATCTTTACTGACACTTCCAAGAAAGTCTGTTAATGCCTTTATATCCTTTTCTGATAAAACAACTCTAGGCATCGCTATCACCCTTCTTACGACGGCTAGCAATTAAACCAGCAATATCGCCTTCAAGATTTACATCTAGTTGTTCTTTAAACAGCATATAGCGCTTACCCAATAGTTCTGCTGCCTTAGTCCTATCACTTAGTCCAGCATCTAATCCAAACTGGTCCTTTTCTTCTCCACGCATTACTTTTGTTAAATATTCAAGAACATCTTCAGCTGTAGCAATCTTATCACTATCAACTGCTGCCATTCGTGCATCTAAATATTGCTTCACCTTGTTATTCCTTAACAGTTTACTAGCACTGGCCGCCGCTGAATTATCAGTCTTGCACGTTGGATACGCTTTTTTGTATGCTTCAGTTTGATTACCGGTTTCTATAAAGTAATTAACAAAATTCTTCTGTGCTTGACTAATTTCATCCACTGTTATCACCTGCCTTTAACACATTCACCAAATAATACAGGATATCTATTTCTCTAAACGACCTTGCTACTTCTACTCTAACATTGGCACCTTTATTTCTCTTTCGTTCAGCTTTATCAGGATATTTCTCTTTATATTCATCCCATGGCATTAGGTGATCCAGTTTATACATAGTACAGACTTTAGAAAGTTTCTCGCTGTATACCTGTTCTCTTGAATATAGATAAATCATTCCTTTTAGCTCTAATGCCTTTGCTATCTTCTTTATCTTGCCGGTCAGATTTATCCTCATATCCCCTCACCACCCCTGCAAATAAAAAAGCAATGTGAATAATTTGCACATTGCTTGGGTTTGTATTAAGTTATATGCTAAATTTCGATATATATTACCGTATTTAAACGGATTTTCAGCATCAAATTATTTATGTAGATTAAATCTAGACTATCATACCATAAGAAAGCCGCTGTATTACCCCAGCGGCAATGCAATGTCCAGTTGCGTAAAACCAGACGTTTCGCCCCAACGGTAAGGCTACCCCAAGTCTACAGATATGGTACTCTGCGTTCTATGGGCTTCTTCACGGGCCGCGTACAGTTACCGTCTCTCATGCCGTTGTTGTAAGCCTACTTACTTACAATACAATTTTAACTCATAAAAACAGGTAATTTGTCGGATACATTTTAAAATTTTAATATTTTTTTCTTCATCGCCAAAATAACAGCATCTCTGAGAAATTCTTTGCGCAATTCATAAAACGTATCACGATTCATACCTTTTAATCCTGCGATAACTCCTGGCGATTTTCTTTTTTCATATCGCTGCAGCATAACTTCACCTGTAAGCTGTTTCTCATGTAATTTATACGTTTCATCAACAACATCAAGCCATAGCTCGGGATTCATTACAACTGACTGATACTGTCCATGCCCCAACGATACCATGCATATCGGCTCAATATTCTTTAATGCTGATGTTTCTGTAGGGTTGCTGATAAAAGCATGACCACCGCCCCCTGTACTACATTTTCTTGCTATACGCTGCTCACGTTCTTCAGCAACAGCTCTTTGTATTTGTTTGCGATTCCAAAAATACCACTCTACGTGCTTAATATACTTTTCTAGTAGCATGCTAATCTCCTTCTAGCTTTTCAATGATTGTCAGACGTAGTTCTTTCGCCAGCACATACAGAACATGGTACTTCATACCCTCCATTCATTGATATATCAGCAAGTATTTGTGCCATTTCATCGACGTTTGAAGCTTTAATGAGCTCATAGTTAGTCATTACTTTCACCTACCAGTTCTTTATAGTCCTGTTCCAGATGCTTTTCTGCTTCACAATACGTTCGATAGCACTTGCCTAATTTTTGTAAAAGTAAATACTTTATGTCTTTGTTATTATATAGTGTATCCAAGTGTACAGCCCCTTTACCCGTTTCTTCATTAATACCAATGTAAAAATATGTGTCGCCGATTCTAGGTTGCCATGGCTTTTTCTTTACATAAAATAAGCCAGTTAATAAATTCAGTAATGCGGTAGAATAAAATTTTTCATCTTGTTTACACGCTAAAATGTCATTTGCGTTGTACGGATTTTTTTTGAAGAAAAATATTTTCCCATCTCTGTATACGTCGCTGCCGTCTTCATATACAAGTGTAAATTCTTCGTTTATCTCTAAGTCGTTTGCATCTAAAAAATATTGTAAATATTTACTTAACATTTTTATCACCGTCCTCTCAAATATCCATCGGATCACAATTTTCACAATCTGGCTCAACTTCACCATGTAGCCACTGACAACGCCTACAACAATATTTACTGTCCCAGTAATCACAGTCATTAAAACAATCATTACAAGGGCATTGTTCTTCTTCCACTTCTATTCACCGTCCCGACGTGGTATATATTCTGACGGTCTACCAAAAGGAGATATGATATCTAAGCTAAGGCATAGACGAGCAAAATTTTTTACGCTTAAATTTTCCCTTTGACAAATACCACAGTGAAAACTACCCAAGTATTTGCACTCATGGCACCAGCCTACGTATTTGATCTTAGGTTTTTTCATAATTTATTTCTCCCATGTTGGCGTTCAAGTTGTTCCAGTAGCTGAGAAAACCACTTCACTTTCGCTCCACGTTTTGATCTATATTCTTCCATTCGGCAATACACATTCCATCGATAAGCATGGTCATAACCATGTTTTTTATAAATTTTGAACGCCCTTTTTATTTGACGAGCTTTGTATTCTTTCATCGCTATACCTCTCTAAAATCAATATCCGGGTACCGATATAGTAGCATCTTTTTCTTTAGCAAATACACCTGCGTCCGCATACCCTTTGTATCAACGTAATAAACATGGCCGTCAGCTTCTGTAACCTTGAAATCAGCCTTGTAAATTATTGGCCTTATCTTTTTACCTTCAACCTCGTAAGCAGGCTGTAAAACAAACTCCGGCTGTAATTCGATGCTTTTTACTATCCCGGTGCGCTGTAACCAAAGTAGATCCTCATAGTATTTTGCTTCCTTTCGGCTGTCAAAGCGAATACCTTCAACCTCGGTTATAGCATTACCATATTTCAGCGCAGATACAGCCCCGGGTAAATTCGCCGGCGCTGTTACGCTGTCCGAACGTATTTTATTTACAAGGTGTGCCGGCAGTTCATCCCACGTCGTCATTGATACATCGCCAAAGCATCTTCAAGCTCTTCCTTTTCTCTCCGATACCGAGCAGCCTTAGCACCAAGCTGGCTATTCTTCCGGCGCAGATGTCTAAGTTCAGTCAGTATCTGCAGTAACACCGGTTTCAATACCGGTACATACTGATCGCCTGGTTCTTTTTCTACCAGCGCCATCATAGCTTTTATATTTATTGGTTTCATTGTCTATTCCTCCGTAAATTAAAATGGTATTTCCTCATCAAATGGTACGGCCGGCCCAAATGCTTCCATCTCGCTTTTCGGACCTGCGGTGCCAGAAGGATCCGGAGCTCCGCTGCCGGCTGCTTTACGTTCGATAAACTCCACGCTATTGGCGATGATCTCCGTTACCCAGCGTTTCCCGCCGTCCTTAGCGTCATAGCTACGGATCTGCAGCCGACCATCTACAAGAAGCCTATGCCCTTTCTGACAGCTATTACCAATCATCTCGGCAGGGTTACCCCATACGACTACAGGGATAAAGTCCGCCTCTTTCTGCCCATTAGCGTCCTTAAACGGCCTATCTACCGCTAACGTAAATTGAGTTACTACCTTACCGGTCTGCGTATATTTTACTTCCGGGTCCTTTGTTAAGCGGCCCATTAAAATACATTTATTGAACATTTTGCTGCACCTCTTTTTTCTTTGCCCATCTAGCCTTAGAATGTAATGACATATGCTCTTTTTTTGTCATTACCACAAGGTTTTCTTTTCTATTATCGTCACGTTTTCCATTTATATGATGTACGCATTCATCTTCTCTCAACCACCTACCAAGTACAGCTTCCATCACAAGTATATGTTCTAAAACGTACCCAGCCTTGGTACTTCTTGGGTGGTCTACAAATCTTATAGTTATATACCCATCTGCTCTTTTCTTTTTAGCTCCAATGCCTTTTTTTAAATGCGCTTCTGCTATTTTCGCCCTGGTTTCCTCCGTCACCGTTTTTCCCCTATGTTTGTCACCTATTATCTTTTTATTTTCCGCTGTATGACAAAGCCCTTTCATTCCTTGATATCGAGGCCGTTTAGGAAGATTTCTTTTCGTTAACTCCTTGTGTATTTTCCCAACCGAAAGTTTAATTATTTTAGCTACAGTATGCATTGGCTTCCCCTCTATCACATATAAGTGATAAAGTTGCTGTGCATCAATAACTTTATTCATTACATTACACCTCTCCAAATATGCCACTCGACTGCTACCTCTGCCAACGCACAGCCAAGTTGCCATAAAAATCCTGCTGCAAAAATAAATAATAATGTGTATACTACTTCACGCTTAATCATTCGCACTCAACCCCTTCTCTAACAGGTAAATCTCTAATTTGACGCGCCAGCTCAGACCGTTTTTTCAAATCCGTTTCATTGTCCCAATCTTGAAATAACGATCTTTCAAATTCACTTGCCTTGCTGCATATCATGTCGTTCGGCCAAACAAGCGGACAATACTTACAACCATTACAGTTATCATATTTACAAGCAAAACAGCCCCACGCTATTCCTTCATACTTCCCGCCGTTAAAATTCCAACATTCCCAATCACTCTTTTGTTTGTCAGGATTTCGCACAAGCCAGTCCCATAGCTCTTTGTGTGCTGTATGATTAAATTTAGCCATTATCTCACCCTCTCGTATGATCGTACTGCTCAAAATATTCAATCGTCCGAAAAATTCTTTTGTTATTTACCCACCGCTGCAGGTAGCGTGTTTTCGGCGGAGCATGCAGCTTGTCGTAGATCATAATATACGGATCGTACCCAATATCACGTAAGGTATAAATGCGATATAAATCATCATTGAAATCGCTATTGTAGTTTGTCAAAACATAAACTCTGCGCCGACGAAAGTCGCCATGCCACACATCTTTATACTCAACTAACTTATCCAAAGTCACTTTATCGTTAGGATCATCCCATGCAAAATGCAGCATACTGTATTTGACCCTATTAATAGCAGCGGCTTTTTCGTCTGTCATAAGGCGAATATCCAGTCCCTGGGTAAAATCGACCCATGCACCGCTATCCGCAAGCTGTTCAAGCAGACTTTCCCAATCAGGACAAGCCAGCAAATTAGGATCAAGCAGCTTTATGTACTTTTGGCCTTGCCAAAACTGCGATAAATCAGCGACTTTATACGCCTGCGCCCCTTCCTTTTCCGCAACGATACAAAACGGACACTGACGGGGACAACCTCTTGTTAAATAGCCATATGCCGTATCCTTGATGCTGTATAAACTGTAATCAGGAAAAGCACTTTCAATATCTTCCGGCAATTTGCTTGTCAGATCGTAACCAGTTCCGCCTTTGACTATTTTGTCAGCCTGGTACGCCTGTACGTCGTCCGGCGTGAAAGTAAAAACCTTTGCCATATACACAACGTCATAATGCTCTAAACTGCCAGCCCATTCGACCGTATCGCCGGAATTCTTGTGCCACGCTGATATTTTCATCAATGCCAAGTTAGGCCAATTATGATTATCCACATCAACAAGTCCTATTTTCATATTCCTTCTCCTAAAATTCTTTAATCCATCGCTGTTTCCAGCAATGTACGCAATACGGTTAGTGCGTCGCCGCAGATGATTTTATTCATGCCTACCTCCTAAAGTTGACTGTCGGTCAAAATGGTTCTGACTTATTAGTGTTCATATCGTCAAAATGTTCTTCGCCTAAAATCTGTAGTTCTGCCATATCTGCGGCAAGGTTATACATCTTTGCGTGCTTATTATTCCCATGTGTATCGGTAACCTTAGCCCTAAATTCAGCAATAGTCCCTAAAAAGCAACCACACGATACCGTTATTCCTTTATCTTTATTTTTGAAAAATGTCGTAAAACCAAATCTACTACCAATGCGACCAATCAATAAATAGTCAGCGTTGCCGTACACCCAAGCGTCGCCGAACACCCTAGCGTCGCCAGACACCTCAGCGTTGCCAGACACCTCAGCGTTGCCAGACACCCTAGCGTCGCCAGACACCTCAGCGTTGCCAGACACCTCAGCGTTGCCGTACACCCTAGCGTTGCCAGACACCCTAGCGTCGCCAGACACCTCAGCGTTGCCAGACACCTCAGCGTTGCCAGACACCCTAGCGTCGCCAGACACCTCAGCGTTGCCAGACACCTCAGCGTTGCCGTACACCC